TTCTTATACTTTTTACGTGGAGTTAATTTACGTTCAGGTTTAATCCTCTGTGTTTTGCGATATGTACGCTTAGCCAGCGCCACCTTCCGTATGAGTTTATGTGCTTTGGTGGCTTTTCTTCGCAATGTGGGCATTGTATTGCTAAACCCCTGCCCCTGCGATAAAAGTAATGTTGCCACCCGTTCGGTAAGTTCATGTTGAAATGTCTTAGTTGACTTGGCGTAATCTTCGAGCCAGGTTTCACAGTGGCTAAATGCGTAGATGACGAGTTCATTTGGGATATGTTCCGTTTCCTCTGTTATTACGACCATTGATTTAACTCCATTTAAGCTTTTGGATTGTTAATTATACTACACCATTCATCGAATAGTTTACGTTTCGCGTCTTTAGAAAGAGACAACTGTTTCAGTATTCGACGAATATCTTTCAGCGTGGAAGTTTGTAGAACGTCTGTTGATTCTGACGTTCGGTTAATTTTTCCGATTCTTGTGTTACGTATTTGTTTAGGTAATTCGCTACCTTCGAAAATCTTCCTCCCACGAAAATGCAAATTCGGCTTAGTATTAAAAGCCCTAATAGTAAGTTCATTTTGAAGGAGTTGTAGTAGTAGTTTGTAGTGGTTGATAGATTGTTTGATCTTGGCGTCAGATAATGAAGCGATGATGTTGGAATTTGAGAGCCAGTTTTTACTTTTGAAGTTTTCATATTCTTCTGATTGGCTTTCTGTAAAGTTTCCTTCATCATTTGGTTGATTGATTTTGGCATCGTTTGTATTTTCACTTTCGTAATCGAAATTTTTGTAATATCTCAGACGGGGAGTCATTTTTGAATCTTTTAAATCAGTTACGAATTATTCGGCGTATTTGTTATCACATATATTCGGGAAGCAGAATTATCATACGACTTGTTCCATTGTTCGTATTATTTTAAAATGTTTTTCCTTGATTACATCCCAAGCTTCGTTGAATTCACTCATTTTTTGTCCGGCATTTAAATCTGTTGGATTTTTATCCGGATGCATTCTCATGGCGGCTATACGATATACCTTTTGGGCTTGTTTAAATTCAAGCTGTGTAACGTCTTCGTTAGTTACATACTTGAATAAGTCTGTATATTCCTTCAATGGGACATATTTCACTTGTCCGAATTGTTGGTTGTTTTCTGGTTTTTCAAATATTGTCGTGTTGAATTCACTAATCAACTCGATTACATTTTTAAGTGTTTGAAAGTATTTTTCATGGATTGTCCATACTTTCGTATTTTCATCATAATCCCGTTCATATCCTGCCGGGATTGTCATTTTGATCCATTCGATTACAGACTTGACTTTATCCCATTGATTGAAGGCGTTGTCGAATTTCAATTCGTATGCGCCTATAGTCTGTGACCATGCTAATGTTACATTAGTTGGACCTTTGTATGTATCACGACGATATCTGGACATTGGAATGTTCCTTGTTTTGACTGTTAAATTCTGAAACGCGAATATTATGCCATCTTTCAACTTTACAGAGTATTCGAAGAACGGTCAAGTGTTTTAATTCCTTTAAAATCATAGACTTGGAGACTAATGTTTACTATATAGTAAACAGTTCAAATCTGATCGCTATGAATATAACAAATAAAAAAGCCCCCAATTATATTAATTGAAGGCTTTTTAAAAAATACTATACGAAATAGTTAATAAAAATGGGATTTATATACTTAACTCCCTAACTGGTTTAAATCTCGCATCTTCTTCGGCGTTGTGCCGTGGAAGCGAAACTTTATACAGCCGTCACCGGGAGCACGCGAGTCTCCGCAAAGGCGACACTTTCCATTCGTGTCGTGTTGACTCCGATAATCTCCGCATTCGCAAACGTCCGTGGGTTGAGGATTCGGACTATCTCGCTTCATGCCGTCAAAGCCGACTCCGCGTCGGGGAACATCTCGAAAAGCTGGAAGGTACTGATTGTGGAACGACTCATAGAAGCATACCCGCTTTCGCGGTTTCACAAATAAGGCAACGGGTTGCACTGTCAGTAGACCTATGTTCGGAACATGTCGGCTTCCCGCAATCCCCGCAAAATGCTAAGGATAATGCGCCAGCGTCGATGTGGGTAGAGACATGAACGTTGCAAACACAGCAGTTACCATGCTCGATTCCCTTGTCGTCTTTATATGTATTGTCCATATCAACAATGTACATGACTCCCGCACGCTTGTCAAGGGAATTAAGTATATAATTCCCATAAAAATGGTGGAGGGGAATTGCCTGATCGCTACCACCATACGATCCCGGCCCACGTTATATATGTCCCTTGCTATTAAAACGTGAACTCATAACAAGGGTTTTATTACTTACGCTGCCGGAGCTGCTTGACGGCTCTGGAGATAAGCATTCTTCATAATAACACGAGTCTTGTCGTCGAACTGTTCAAGGAATTTATCCATCTTTTCTTCCTCAGTCAGTACACGGCGCTTCGATTCGCTAGCGATTTCGCTGGTGAGATCGAGAACACCATTAACAACTCTTGGTTTACCATCTTCGTCAACGGCAGTTTCAGGGTCGAAAATAATACTACCGTCTTTTGCTTCAGCAGTAAAGATTGCTTTCAGACGGTTGTTTGCTTTTTGTTTCGCTCCACGATTAAAGTTATTAGCCGCTTCTTCTTCGTTCGGGCAAATCTCTTTAATACCAGCAAGATTCTTCGCCCGTGGATAGCTGACAGTGATAGGACCGACAGCACCATCACGACTGACTTCACCATTTTCAATCGCTTTTGCTACAACGGCCTTTTCATCATCTGATTGATATGGATAAAAAGCGATAGATTTTGTAACTTCGCCATTGTCACTCTTTCCAAGTTTATAAACAATGACAAAAGCCTGTTGTTCACTGGTGACATTAGTCTCACCAGTCGATGGTTGAGGAACGGTTGTTAGAGTGGTAGACATAGATTTTAAAGCTCCTTTTAGTGTTTATATGGCCTTCACCGTGGTTGGATTCTCATCAGTTTCGATGGGAATATTGTTGTCTTTTAAGCCTATATAGATAATATTATATGCGTTTTTACCTATACAAACCAGCTTAAATTCCAAAGTTGGAAACTTTGTTTCAATCTCATTTATTATAACTTCGATCTCATTTAATATACCTTTATCTGTAAAATGGCGTCCGGGTGGAGCTTTTATTATGTGTAGTTTATGTTGCTTACTAACTCCACCCGTTTTTTCATCCGGAGGATAAATTTTAACTTTGATATTTCGTATCATATTATTATATTTATCCTTCGGATTTTCTTTAAGTGTTTAACTTTTTCGAACGCTTATTTATAATAACACTTCCGATATTACCGTCGGAAGAAGCGGAGTTGTGTTTCACAACCACTGTCAGAATACACGGTCTAGATAACGCTGTCAAGGCAAGACGGCCTACGGCCATTGTTTTGACGTGTCAGAAAGTTGGATATCATCTTTGGATTCAGCGACTTGGATGGGGGACGAAAAATCGACAGAAATTTTAAAAATCTGCCCGAAATCGAACTTGCCTTTGACGATGACATTCCCATGGATACCTAGTTTATTGTCTAGTATGTTTAAAACGGTTTCAAAATATTCAACTTTTTTGGTCCAATTCGGTGTTCCGTCGTCGTTAATTACATAGTCAGATTTTTTACTGACTTTAACAACTTCAACGTGGGCGATTATTGTTCGTAACATTGTTATGGCTCCTTTTGTTGTCGTTTTCCAATGTATTCATATTATTTTCTAACCAGCGACCTTGGTCATGATTCAAAATCCAACAAAGAGTGCGTTGAATACTTAAAATATTAGTTTTTATATCAGCCGCACCTTCCCAATTAAAAGAATCTCTTACTTCTGGATTGTTAATTATTTCGTCCAGAATATCATGATAACGAGTAATTTCACGAATTTCACGCATGGAAGTTCTCCTTCAAAATCTTAGATAGCGTTGTTGTAATTTCATTAAGACAAGTAAAAGGACAACTAATCCATTCCATTATATCGGTATGAAAATGAACATCATGAAGTGGCCATGTGTATACATCATAGTGATTATCTAGCCAGTGAAGAATTTCTTTATGCTTACGTTCACATTCGAAGTTTTCAAGATGGTCTATTCCATGGATACTTTCATGAAGTAGATGGTTGAAAAGTTCGGCCTTTTTTTGTGGGTGGGACCATAAAAACATAGTCCGTTGTGGGTCGTTGTCGTATTGTGTAAAAGCGTCGTAGAGAAAGTTGATATTATGTCTCATCGGGAACTTTTCGTAGTTCAGGATTTTCCTCAATATAATTATGTATCTGTTTACAAACATTGTTATACTGCGCGATGGCATCGCATAGTTTTGTATGCAGTTCGTCTGTAATAACTGCATCGGCTTCAAACCTATACTTCGTAGGATGCCAGTTATACATTTCGTCTTTTGTGACGTATTTCATTTTTTGTTCTTTTAAAACTTTTAAAACTTTTAAAACTACAACTCCGATTCATCGGGTGTGGTTAATTCAATGTTGTCGGTTTGTTTTTGTGTTTGTTTTTGTATATCTTTTTGTATATCTTTAATGTCTACATCGTGATTTGTGCTCTGGCCTCCGGCCTCCGGCCTTTGCTTATACGAAAGTGGTATCCATGCTAAAATCCACAACATCAAAAAGAATACAAAACATTCGAGTGTCATTTGTACAAATCCTCCAAATCGTCATACGGATTGACGAATATATCAATGTCTTCAATATCTTCTTGTCGTATAACTTCAACATCTGAACTACCACACGATGTACAATGTGGATGTCCTTGTACGATAATGAAATCGTCCTCATTCTCGCAAGTGTTACAGAAGTAATTTAACGTGGCCATTGGATTAGTATCTAACTCCTTTCTTTAGTCTTTTGAAGAAGTGTTTTGTAATTCTTCAAGTCTTGTTTTCAGAACTCTTTTCTAATTTTAACAATGCATCACACGCTACACATTGTTGGTCAGCTGCGAATTTATTGCAGGATTCAATATGAATTTGATACGGAGTCAGTTTCTTTTTATCGTCTATTATAATCTTTGGTGCCGAAGACTGTGATATCGAAGATGATGATGATGATATAATTTTCGGTTCTGCGGATAGACCTAATTTACGCATGTGTATTTTATCTTTTAAATCATTAGCCTTGCGCCACATGTCCATAAAATCATCATACGTAAATCCAACAGCTTTTTTGAATGCGCGCTTGTCATTATCTGTAAATTTGACCATACTAATCGCTCTTTGTCGCCATTTTTCCATGGTCATTTCGTGTTGTTCTTTAACCCTTGCTGATGATGCCATAGGCGCTTTACAATCAAACTGCCATTGAAAATTATCAAACCGTCTCCCACATACTTCGCAGCGAAATAATCTAACTTTGTCTGTTATTTCTCCATTAATGGGATTTACACGGGTTATTGGTTTAGAAAACCCATAAATTTTTAATCTTCCACAATAAGGACAGTGTGGTTTTGTTTTAAAACGACCACAAATACAAATATCTTCATCAGACATAAAATTCTCCTTTTTGAATTGTATGTCTGGAGGGGTAGAAGGTCAAGGGGTGTAAGTCCAGTCATTTCAACGACATGGAATTTATATTCTCGTCTGATACACACACTCGACTAACGGCACCGTCGGGATCAGTGAAAAGGGCCAAAACAAGGATAAGATCTTTACTAATGAAAAAAAAAAAAAAAAAAAAAAATAAGATACCCCCCTTTGCCGCCTTCGCTTGCGTGTGTGTATCACGCGGAAATACAAATGGTAAGTGGTTCAAACGAAATGAGTTATAGGGATACGACTTTTCTCCCTCCGAGACGCCAAGTAAAATCGTAAAGGTTGATAGGGGATATAACCCCCTATTTCATCTTCCGCATATTATTCAACTGTTTTCTTCGTTCTATTCGCGCTTGTAACCTATCCAAGCGATTAAGGTCACGTTTTAGTACAGATGACATGTCAACAATGAACTTAGGTTTATGTGCTGACTTGACATCTGACATATCCGCGTTTGCGTTTCGTGGCCGCTCGATTATTAGTAATACGGGCTTACCATTCTTCCATGTCAGTAATGGCATGATTATCCTCCTTATACTATGCTCTAGCTTGATTTTACAGCCCAGCCATTTCCATTGCCTGAATTTTATCAACGCCACGACTGACGAGGAGTTGAAAATACTCAAGCGCGTCTGTTTTCTCTTGCTTCTCATCCATCTTCTTGCGCTGGACGAATTGAGCAGAGATGATGGTTTCAAGAAGTTCCTTGCGAAATTCCTCAAGATTATTCTGAAACCACTTCTCACCCTTCGAGTAGATATGTTTCGCTTTGCGATAACGAATCAACTCGTCAAGTTCTTGACCGCGTACACCGTCAATTTCGACAACGATTGGTTCGACGGCAGCTTTAACAATATCCGCTGCCATTTCCTCAGGGGTCTGTCCGTTCATCTTTGCCATGATATTCTCCTCTATTGGATTATCATAGCTAGAGCACAGTATGCGGAAGATAATCTTCTAGCTGTAGCGTATAATCAGTATACGCTGATCTGTCCTATGGTATGCACAAACGGCTAGCTTAGTAGGTAATAGCCTACGTTATCCGCTGATCTGTACACTGCCACGCGCTTAATGCACCTTACAGTAGAAACAATAACCGAATTTTTAAAACGAGTCAAGCCACAAGATATAGGGCTTACTAGTAAGTAAACACTATATGCTGTTAGCACCCGCTCATAACAGGTGACACATGTACTATAGCACGCCCTATGCCAAAGCTAACTCCTTTACTATCATAGACATAAGCTCTAAGCTGTATGTATATATTACACAAGAGAGTGTATATATTACATAGGACCATCCTTCTAAGTGTATGATTCTAAGGCCGGGGGTAATATACTGAGTATTTGTTACACACCACGGGGGTGGCTATATAAATTTTTTCTATTTTTGATTTCCATATCACATATACTAAATTAATAGTCATATTAACAATTATATTCATAACGTTTATTATTATGAATATGTATGTTCGAATATGTGAATTCAAATATGTGAAGTTTATAATGATTAATTGAAACGCCTTCACAGAGTATTATTCAGAGTTGTTTAGTTGTAAAAAGTGACTTTGGTAACAATGAGTGTTTGTAACGACTTGCAGTCGTAAAAACGCTTGACTTTGTTTGTGAAAAATGTCATACTTTTAAAACGACGAAGTTCGAATCGTTTGTGTTCTGGTTAAAGCATGAAAGAGCGTTTTTTATCCATGAACGAGTTTGAACAATCTTCGATCAATACTGACACTGAACCAACAGTGGGGAAGGTCTTCATCAGTAATGATCATGGAAAGAATGACGAGTCTGAGATTGGGCAACAAGTTCCAAAGATAGTGGACGCTCTTTCATCTCACTTTCGAAAGTATCATCCGGATGTTAAAATTAAAAAAGTTCGAAAAGCGGAAGCGAAGAAGAAATAGTTGGAATAACAAACATGGCCTTTTCAAATAAAGGAAAACATCACAGTAAGACTGTGGACAAGATTCGTATCGCCTGTCGTATAGAGATGTTGAATCTTGGCATGAAAGATCAAGATATAGCCGCGCATATTGGCATGTCGAGTACTTCGTATTCTTTGCTTAAAAAGACAAAGATTTATCAACAAATAAAGAATCAATTTATAACCGGAATTTTATCCGTCGCAGATGAAGAAATTATAGACAACCTTCCTTTACAACGTCGTATCCTATCACAAGCCGTCCCGGCTGCTCTTGAAAACCTTGTTGCTTTAGCCACCCAACGTATAGACAAAGCTATGCAGTTTAAAGCCTCGACAGAAATACTCGACCGTCATGGTGTGTTCGCTAAAGTTAGTCGTATCGGATTACCAACAATGGATCAAGGTATAGGAACGCTACAAGATCAAGAAGTCGCTAGTGAGCTTATAAATGCTTTAGCAATGACGAAGAAGAAAAATGATGAAGTCACTATCGAAGATCCGCCGATAACTGAAACGACCCAATAACAACATTACTCCAAGTTCGGGAGGATTTGGAGTAGTAGGGAGAGTTTAGTTTAGTAAAACGGCCAAGAGAAGATACGGGTTGTATCCTGGCAGAGCCAACCCCCTTCGACCAAGCCACCCACAATACTAAACTCTCCTTTTACTAACAACAGTATCCTTATACATACCGTATTGTGGGGAGCAGGGAAAACGAGGCTGCCCCGCCGGAGGCGACTTACCAAAATAGGGCGGCGCAAAATGAAGCTTAAAGGGTATGTAAAAAATACATTGAATGTCTGACACTATACTATTAACCGACCAGATAAATATACTGGCCGAAGAAAATTCTAAGAGTTGGGCGAATACTTGGACTATTATTGATCCATCTCAGTCAAAGACTGAAGTTGGTCGCCAAAGAATACATAGACTTAATGCTTTAGGTTCTTTGTATTATTTTGCGAAAATTGTTCTTCGAAAACATAGATTAAGAGAATATCTTCACAAAGACATCTGTGATTCTTTTGAATGTGAACGTTTAAAAGATATAATCGAGATTCCTCGTGATCATTTTAAGTCCACAATCGGTAGCGAATCAACTCCTATTTGGTGGGCATTGCCATTCAATGACGATGATGAGCGATTCATGCGTTTGCTTGGATATGGTGATGAATGGATTAAATGGATGCGGCGCTGCCATGACAGGGACACACGAACGTTGTTGGTCTCTGAGAATAAAGAAAATATCGCCAAACTCGGCGTTCGTGTTGATAATCAATATAAAAATAATGAATTCTTTATCAAACTATTCACCGAAGTAATACCAGACACTTCGTGTACGTGGTCGGTTACTACTAAAACACATAAAAGAACAGGACGAACAGCCGATGGTGAAGGTACTTTTGATTATATGTCGGTTGGTACTGCTCTCCAGTCTCGTCATTATAATCGAGTTATACAAGATGACTTAGTAGGAAAAGAAGCATTAGAATCTGAAACAGTGATGAATGGTACAATCGACTATCATAAATTACTAGTCGGTGCTTTTGATAGTGATCCTAATGATCCAGAAGCGGATAATGATGAGATAGTAATTGGAAATAGATGGTCTTATAAAGATTTAAATCATTGGATTCGTAAGAATGAACCATACTTTCGAATTACTTCTCATAGTGCTATTGGCGGATGTTGTGACAAACACCCTGCTGGTAAGATCATCTTTCCGCATGAGTTTAGCTGGAAAAAACTCGACAGGTGGAAAACGCGCCTTGGTCCTTATTTTTTCAGTTGTCAATTTCTTAATAGTCCTGTTCCTCCTTCGGATGCTAAGTTTAAGGAATCTTATTTAAACTATTTCAGATATCAAGCTGTAAATCCAAGAACGGATAAACGAATTCAAATTGTACACGAGACTAAAAATGGAGTTACTCCAAAAAACTTATTCCCTTCTCATCTTGAGCGTGTGTTGCTTCTCGATCCTAATCACGCTGGTACTGAGGGAAGAAGTAGACACGCGCTTGTTGTCTTGGGTTATACTCTTGAACTCCCTTTTCGTGTGTACCTTCTTGATTTATACGCTGAAAATTCAAGTCATGCTGATTTAGTGAATAAACTATTTGAATTTGGTGAGAAGTGGAAGATTCGTGAACCATGGTTAGAAACAGTCGGCGCTCAGAAATGGTTGAAATATCATTTAGAAGTAATGAGCGAAACGCATAAAAAAGCTGGCAAGTGGACATTCAATAAGTTTAATGAGTTTAAAAAAGATAATGGTAAAGACGCCAAAACACAGCGTATTGATGGACTTGAGCCTATGTTTAATCGTGGTGAGTTTTATTGCGCTCGTAACGGCCATGAGCAGTTTGTATCTGAATACCTTGAATATCCATACCATGCGACTCGTGATATTCTTGATGTTCTTGGCTACGCTGTGCAGACTTTTAACACAGATCATATCTCAGACAAAGAAGCGATTGAAATAATGAGAAATAATTCTCACTCTTTCAGAGGCCGGAGTAGTAACTCCGCTGGTTATTAAACGAGTTTCCTGGGTAGTAATGGTAGGTAACTTAGTAAGGGGAGATTACCTACATGAATACGTTCAAAAGTTGGTTGCCTATTATTGTTACAGTTGGAACAGCGGCAGCCGCAGCTCTTTCACCAACAGCGACAGCATTTTGGTCTGCCCATCCGACAGCATCAATTGTTCTTGCTGGAGTATGGGGTGTTGTTAAAGGGCTTCTCCCCTCCCCCATTGGAAAATAATTATGATTGGTGATCCATTTACAGCCCTCTCCACGTTAATAATAGGTATCTATGACACGCATAAGATACAACAATGGATCAGCCTTATTTTCCAAACTGCTTTCAGTTCTGTGGTAGTTTTTTGTTTCTCCTGTGGTTCGTCTTTAATTGCTAGTAAAAGTTGGCCAGTTTCAGTAGGAATAGGAATGGTTGGTGTAGCAGGAACAATGGTTACGTTCTTTTTGAAAAGTAAACTAACAAAAGGAATGTTACTAGTCGCTCCGACAGAAGTTATGAAAGTTGAAAAAGATAATAGTCTGACAGAAATTCAAAGATAAAAGAGATTCTAAAAATGCCCGTAACAACACCAGTCAGCGCAGATTTTGGAGCAGATGTTAATAAACATCTTCATCTCTTTGTCAAAGAGAATCTTCAAGCACAGCTTGATGCGTATGATAGTTTTCATACGGTTAAAGTTCCAGAGTGGCGTCGTTTGTATAAAGGACTACCTGAACAAGATTCTAGAGATTGGCCGTGGCCGAATTGTTCCAATGTTGTTATTCAATTAATTGCTGAGAATGTTGATATTCTTAAAGCACGTATTATTGGAACAATTTATGAAATTCTTCCCCTGTGGGTAAGTCATCTTGTTGGAGAATGGTCTGCTGATTCAGGTGGCGATGACCAACGACAAGGTTTAGAAGATTTCATGAATTTGATGGGCATGGAGCCTAATGAATTAGATCTCTATCGTGTTGAAAGTTTAGCTGCAAATGATATCTGTCAATTTGGTAGTGTTCTTATTAAACAGCCATGGGAGACAGATATTGAGAAAGTTGTTACTGGGCCGGGTATTCAAGGTGGAGAACCAGCAACTATTGATAAAACTCGTTATGATGGCCCAAGGCCAGAAAAAGTACCAATCGAAGATTGGGGCGCCACTGTAAGTGCGCCGACTTGGGAAAAAGCAGATTTCAAGTATAATAAATACAGACTGACAAAACAACAAATAGAACAAAAAATTTATCTGAAATTATTCGATCTAAATGAAGCGGATAAGAAGAAACTTCTTGATTCTCCAGACGGATATGGGCCGGATAATACTGAACAGCAAAAGCAACAGAATCAAAATATCCAGGCCCAACACGCGCAAGTCTTGGCTCAGTGGGACATTTACGAATGTTGGTTCTGGTACTGGCACAATAACGCCAAGTGGCGTATCGTTTATCTCTATCATAAAGGGACAGACTTAAAGTGTAATGCGATATTCAATTTCTATCCTGATAATGAAGAACCATTTGAGTTTGGTAGACTTGGATATACTGATGACGGTCTTCTCGGTTATGGTTTTGCTGAGATGCTTAAATACTACCAAGAAGAAGTTACCACTGGACATAATCAGCGTAATGATAATAGGACTTTGGGTAATACTTCTATTGTTACAACAGGAAGAAATAATAAGATAGATGCTAATTTAGCTATCTATCCTATGGCAGCATTACCAATAAATGCTGAGGATTTTAGTATTCATCAGTTGGGTGTTCCGTATCCTTCGTCAGTGCAGGAAGAACAGTTAACTATTGAACTTGCGCGTAGTCGTGCTGGTGTTGACGGCGGTATGCAAGGGGCAGGCGGAGATACCACTAATAAGAAAGGACAGCTTTCCGCGATGGGAACATTCGCGGTTATGCAGTCTGGTAATAGACGTGTCAATGTTAACATAACTGATTTCAGATACTTACATCTGAAACTAGGCCGCAAAGCGGCTAGACAGTATGCAGAATTTGGCGTCGGAGAGCGTTTAAAATATTTCGGTACACAAGCCGAGAGTATTAAGAAAGCTCTCCAAAATATCAAAGAAGGTCGTATTGACCTTCCGATTCGTGCGGCTAATGCTAGTATTAATAAAGAACTTGAAAAGCAAAACGACATGTTGCTTACTCAAGTCATGCAACGTCATCAGGCTATGATATCGCAAATTTTAAGTGGATTACAGAATCCTCAAATGGGTGAGCCGATGAAGAATTATCTCATTGGTGTTATCGCTGCTAATGGTCATCTTATGTCTAGGATTCTTCGTAATTTCGGCCATGATGATATTGCAAGATTACAGCCAGAGATAGAGTTAGTAAAGATGTTAAAAGGAGCCAATAATAATGCTGGACCCAAAGAAAGTTCTCAGAGCGTTTCAACTCCGTTCCCAGTTAGCCAATCTAGACAACCAACGTCAGTTCAAACCATTTCTGGAAATGTACAAGCATCGGGCGTTAATGGATAATTGGTTTAAACAGGAAGCTGGGCAACATTTTCAAAAATATATTGAAACTTGGTTGGGGGTATATCTAAGTGAATTGACAGAGAATTATATTGACGCAAAAGGTAATGATACTTCGGCTACGATTCGCGGACGTATATTTCAACTTCGTGAGTTTTTGAAACTACCAGAAGAATTAAAAAGTTATGAGAAAATGAAAATTGAATTATCAAATCTCGAAACCGAAGGTTATACGAAAGAAACTGATCCATCGAATATGAGAGCAGTAGGAACAGGCGCAGAAAATAAGACAAATTAAAAAAGCGAGCCTATTATTAAAGGAGATTTATAATGGCATGGGGACAGATGAGTAAAGAACAATTGAAAGAACTTGGCGTTGATCCGGATAAGATTGCGGCGTTAGAAACAAAACTAGGCAATGTAGTCACGAAAGAAGAACTAGCTACTGCCACTTCGTCACTGACGGAGATTAGAGATTCTATTGCGGCATTAACACAAAAAGTTAATACTCCTGTGGAACGTGTAGATAATAACAATGGTGGAAATAATGGCGGAAATAATGACCAACAACGAACAACTGTTGTTGATCCATATGCCGTTGATCCAGTAGAGTTCATGGAGAATCCTGGGGAACATATTAAGAAAATGGTTCAACAGCAAGTGGCTGGAGTTCAACTTCATAGTATATCTCTTGCTGCGGAGATGGCATACAATACGGCAAAGAATTCGCTTCCATATTTTAAAGTTTTTGAAGAAGAAATTAAAAAAGAATGGGACAAATACACTCCTGTTCAAAAAGGTAATCCACAAGTATTGATCGACAATATTTATAATCTTATCAAAGGTCGTCATCTTGATGAGATTATCACGGATACGAACAAGAAAGAAGGTAAATATAACATTGTTCAATCCGGTGGAACGTCAGTAATTCGGCCAACAACTACAGAGAAAAAGGAAGAATTAACTGATGCAGAATTAATTGCTGCGAAGAAATTTGGCATGACTCCTGAAGAATGGAATGCTTCTAAAGGAGGATTGAAATATGTTGGATAAAGACGATATGAAAGACGATCTCACTAGAGCATCTGAACTGGCAAAAGAAAAACTTGCAGAAGTTCATGAAGGAATTGATACGGATTTTCGTAAGATTATTCGTGATATGACTCCGACTGGTAATAGCACAGAGTCACAAACACGCTCGAAATATCGTGATCCTTTCAGTCCTGATATTCAAGTCACGAAGGCTAAGGCCGGTTTTTCTTCACAAGAGAATATCGACCATCTAATGCCGGATGTGCAGATTACTCCTCCACAATCTAGCGCAAATCAGAATAGAGCAGTTAGTACGAAACAATCTGTTCGTCCGGCAACGAATATTGATCTGGCTAGTATTGACGAGAGTAATATTCTCGATCTTCCTTTCATCGACGCACATTCTTTTGATATCCCTGCCATGCTACAACTATCTCCAAAAGATCCCGGAACTCGTTTTAGATGGGTTAATTACAAAAATTACGAGGGCGGAAACTATGCGTTCTTTAAAGCCATCGGTTTTTCAAATGCGGCTCCTCAAGATGTTAAAGGTGAAGTTAGTGAACATTTGATTAAATCAGAAGATGGTACGATTAAATGGTTTGATGTAATGTTGATGAAAATTCCTGTACTTATCTTGATGGGTATTTACAAGAAGAATCAAATTCGTGCTCTGGAAATGGTTGGTAGATGGCAGCCTACAGCTATTGCCCAAGCACGAAGAACTCTTCAAAACGAAATTGGTTCCGATGTTTTGGAGGCTTTGCGTAAGCAAGGTAAGAATGTAGAATTTTATGCACCTAATCAATCGGAAATGAAAGATATGTTTCCGGAAGATGGGCGGAATGTTAACGTTTAACTTTTGACATGATTTATAATTTGTAAGGAGGATATAAACAATGGCTGGTCCTAATCTATTACATCATGCTCCTATTGTTGCAGTACAAACTATCAGTGGAAATACTGATAACACTGCTGCAATTAACGAGAAGAATGGGCAAACTTTTCTTGCTGGTACTCCGGTTCAAATCAGTAATCTTGGTTTTATTCAAGCATGGCCCGGAACTGGTGGAGGAGTTGCAGAAGTTATCGCAGGTATTACACTAATTGATGGAAGTAATCTTGCTACTAGCGGAGCAGGAGCACCTACTCCTTTTACTGGTATTGGATTCCCCGGTACATCAACTACGTTTGGTAGTGTACCTAATGAACCATCTGCTGTTAATATCCCTCGTGGGGCGCCGTTTAGTACTGGGCAAACTTTGTTTAATAAGGCTATCGGTGATACAATTTTTGAAGCAATGTTTGATAACTCTACTGGTAACGTCGCAGCAGATTGGACTCCGACCCAAGCGGATATTGGAGTTCAATATGGCCTAACGGCTGATGGTACTGCTCCTGTTTACTGGTACGTGGATAAAGCAAAAGCTACTCCGGGTACTAATACTGTTCTTATCATTGTTAACTTGGACCCGATTGATGGAAGTATTCCTAATGGTCGCGTCCAATTCAAATTCTTGGCAAGTGCTTCTCAGTATCTGCAATAGTTTTAATAACAAAAAGGAGCCTATTTTAAATTTTTTGTTATTAAATCTTCGTAAAGGATATCATTAATATGACAATGGTGCGAGGCCAGTATGCTCAGTTGATGGCACCGGGAATTCACAAGCTTTTTAATCAATGGCTTGAGACTTACCAGCGCGATCTTGAGTATCCGGCCGTGTTTAACGTTGAATCTATTACTACGGCTTATGCCGACGATGTTGAATTCGCCGGTACTGGTCCAATGCCGTATAAACCTGAGAATACACCAGTAAACTACACCCAAGTTATTCAGGGTGGAACTTTGCGGTATATTCCTCTAACATATGCTCTTGCAGCGCGTGCGTCATTTGAGCTTTATGAAGATGACGTTTATGGTGTTATTAAACAGATTCCTAAAGCACTGGCGCGTAGTCAAAGATTTACAGAAGAAATGGTCCCTTGGAATATTTTTAACTTGGGCTTTTCTACTGTTAAAACTATTGACGGTGTTAGTCTTTTTAATAATCAACATCCTCTGCTTGGCGGTCCTACTGCAACATCTTATTCACCGGGTTTATCCGGTGTGATTAGTTCTCCGGGTACTTATCCTAATCGTCCTGCGACTGATGTTGATTTGTCTCTTGCTGCTGTAATTGCAATGACAAATCAATTTGAAAGAATCGTAGACGGTGTTGGTTTGCCTATTGTTCTGAAACCTAAAGCATTGGTAATTCCTCCAGCACTTAGATTTCTAGCTCGGGAATTACTTGGTTCTCCGGGTAAACCAGGAACAGCGACCAATGAGATTAACTCTTTGCTTGGTGAAGATCTTGGATATATGGTAGGCCATTATCTTACTAGCGATACAGCATGGTTTGCTGTTTGTGCTAAAGATCAACATCAATTGAAATTCATGTGGCGTAAAAAACCCGACATGGATTATGATGATGATTTTGATACTGATGCATTGAAACAGAAATCTAAGATGAGATTTGCTGCTGGTGCGTCTCATTGGTTAGGTGTTTGGGGCAGTAATGGGCCGTAGATTGTAATGAATTAGAATTGAAAAAGGAGCCTATTTAATTTAAAAAGGAGTCTTTATATGAGTAATGTTAATGATCCTTTTGCTAAAGCAGATGCTAAAGCAGCAGTTCCACCAGTTACTAATGATACAGTAAATGAACAAGTTACTGCAACAATGACAGAGAATAAGAATACACAACCATTAGCTACTGCCGCAGCTAATGAACAAGCGAAAGTATCAGAAAGTGTTCAAGAACAAGCAAAAGATCTTGAAAATGGATCTGTAGTTTATCATGTAGAACATGATATACATGCGCTCACTATCACTGTGGAAAAAGGTCTTAATTATAATTTTATTGGCAAATGTTCTTGTAATTGGGAGGGTCGCTTTGTCGATCTCGCAGTTGGAGAACATAACGCCATGAAACATATTGCCGCTGCACAAAGACGTATTGTCGTAGTAAAAGGGAAAAGTACTTAACGAGATTCCATTGTTGTACTAATAACGCCTGCGGGATGTTGTTAGTTATAACGATGGATAGGGGAGTAGTTTTGGATAGGCTCCTTTTCTACTCCCCGCTTTTTATACCAGTTGTCCCATAACAATTAATATAAAAGGAGCCTAAAGGCAATCATATAATATGTCTGATCAACCAATAATAACATCGGTTGCGTATAGAGGACATAGATCGTTTAAGACGAGTGAGTATCATTATTGTGCAAGATGTGGATCACGAGTTCTTATTTCAGAAATGCAATGGCAGAGAGGTTTATTACTCTGCAAAACTTGGGACTGTGTTGATTATGGTAATCATGGAAATTATCTAATTGGTCAACGTGAAGCTAATATAGCTCAAGTTTTAGAAGTTCCTAGTAAAGAACTTCAACCGAATGATAAATTAACAAATGTCACAAGTGGTAGTGAACCAGATGATTTAATTATATTCTAGGAGGCTATAATGTCTACAAGCGGAATTGCAAATCGTATTTCACCTAATCCCGTATGGCAACTTGTTGATGAAGGCGGAGATATTATTGCTTCTTTGAATAATACTGGAGCTACGCCAACAGTCGCCGGAAATCCTCCTGTGGCTGGACCAGTTAGTAAAGTTAAAGTTTTATTGACTGCGGCACAATTGAATGCAATTAAGACAACGCCTATTAATCTAGTTCCTGCTCCCGGTCCAAATCGTTATCTTCAAGTTTTAGGTATAACAGCTAGATATTTATTTGGAACAACTGCATTTACTTTAAATGCTGGTACTCTTAAATTGTTCATGGGCGCTGTAGCTAGTGCTAAAGCACTAACGGCTGATATGTCAGCGTTATTGACACAAGTTGTAAATGCTACGACTATTGGACAAGCTGTTTTAGGTCTAGCTACGTTAACTGATGCACAAGCGATTAATGTTTCTATTCAGATTGGTAATGACGGCGCAGCAAATTATACGCTTGGAGATGGTACGGTTGAATTCATTGTTATCTTCGAAGTAGTTTCAGTTCCGTAATTTTTTGTTATAAAGGAGCCTTTTAAATTTATAAGTTTTAAAGGAGATAACATGGACATTACTGGGAATCCTTTTATAATTTTAGCTAGTGATGTAGCAGGATTAATTAGTGGTCAGGCAGGAACGACTGATATTAATGGCACAACATATCTAATCGTTTGGAAAGGACCAGTTCCTGTTTTACAAGTAGAATTCGCAGAATATACCGCAACTACTGATACAGCCGAAGTAGATAGATTTGACAATGTTGATGTTAATTCTCCAAGAGAATTTGCATTTTTGAATGGTGCAAGTGATTTTGAAACTGTTAGAACTGGTATGACAGGATGGGTAGTTAATGGATTACTAATTCCGAATAATGGAATAACTTCTGGTCGTGTAAATATTTATCATCGGTAATAGGAGTTTCGCTATGAAAAAGTTCTTACTAGCTGCGCTATTAGCTCTTACAGCGTTGGCTGTAAAAAGCGAAGCTCAGAATATAGTATATCAAGGTATTACACGACTTATAACTACAACAGGACAACATTGTGGAAGTGCGGCTAGTTGTAGTACGATTGCGACTGGAGCACAATACCATTATCTGACATGGAATGTTACTGGTACATTATCTGCATGTTCAGTAAGAGTTGATTCATCAGTAGATAATATTACTTGGAATGTTGGAGATGTTATAAGTGCGAAAACATGTACAAGTAATGGGAATACACTGTCCGGAATCATTGTTCCGAATTATGTACGTGTAAATGTAACGTCTATAACGGCCTCCGCAGGAGCTTCGTTAGCTGTTAATTTAAGTGGTTATCAAGTTAATCCGTCTGGTGGAAGTAGCGGAACTGTTACGAATGTCGGAACTAGCTCTCCTTTAACTGGTGGACCTATTACAACCACTGGTACATTAGCTTGTCCGTCTTGTTCAGTAACTAGTATTGTAAGTCATACAGCGACATTTACAATTACATCCGTACAGAATGGTGTGTCTTTTAATGTTAATAGCACTGGTGCTGGTGGACAATCTATTCTCTTACCTGCTGCTGTTCCAGCAATACCATGGCTAATTCGTATTTATAATGAAGATACAGTAAATTGGACAGTAAGTGGTAATGGGCATTCTGTTAATGGGTTTACAAGTCAAGTGTTAGGTTCTAATCAGAGTATGATTATTTATTCTGGTGGAACTAATTATTGGGCAGATGTTGGATTAGGAGTTACTTTAAGTGCTAATGGCACGCCCGGATTACAAGGATTTTTAAATCTTAAAAGTGGAACAGATACAACAGTAGTAGATGATGGGGCGGGAGATGTAACTATAAATGCTGTCGTTCCATGGAATGATTTACAAAATGCAACGAATTCACTGTTTATAAATAACGGAACTAACCAGAGTGCGTTTATTCAAGACGGTGCTGTTCCATGGTTTTGGGAAAATGAAACACCAGCAACTATTACAGTAGCACAATCGAGTCCTTTATTTACCTTACAAGGAGAATATTGGAATGGAGCGGATAATCCAGACTTTTGGACTTTTCAAAATGTTCTTACTAATGGATTGAATGGCGCAAGCACATTTAAATTTTTGCATACTGGAACTTCAGGAAAAGCGACTTTAAATGCGCCAATTTTCGATACACCTACTGGATATGAAATTGCTGGCGCCGCAGCGACTGGAAAGTATTTACGTGGTAATGGAACGAATTTTGTATCAGCAACTCTATTATATACAGATTTGCTTGCTGGTGCTGCGAGATTAATATCACAGACTACATCACTAGGACCGACGACAATAATAACTACTGGCGGTGTAACTGTACAGTATCTTATAACTGGTTCAGTATATTGTGATACAAGTAGCGCTGCTGCGACTGTTTCATTAAGTGTTAGTTATACTGATCCTAGTAGTACTGTTCAAACAATTAGTGGTGGTACGGCTACATGTACGACTTTAGGAGCTAGTAGTTTGGCCACAATTAATAGTGTTATTGTGGCTAAGAATGCCACGAATATTACATATACAACTGTCATAGCAAACAGTCCGACATATGATGTTAGAGTGGAAGTAACACAAATATCTACAAACTAAAAGGAGAATATCAATTATGAAAGTGTCTTCAAAAAAGTCTTCAAAGAAAATGCCAGTGAAGATGAAGAAAAAGAAGGATATGTAATTAGTTTTTAAAGGTGTTGTCCCATACAACAAACAGAACGGGAGAATAACTTGCCAACTCAAATTAAAGAGAATGGATATTTCGAAACTCTATTTGAAGGCCCATGGAAAGGCGTCAATGTAGAGCAACCCGAAAACCAGATGGCCGAAGCTTATTCTCCCGATTTGTCTAATATTATTCTTAAAAATTCAGAAATTCGAACTCGTCCAAAAATGAGTGTTGGTATTCTCGGAACTCCAGATGGATATCCGATAGATATCGTAGACACGTTTATGGATGGCAATAATGTCACTCATACAGTTATTGTTACTCGTAAAGGTTTGTGGCAGTTAAATCCAAATTTTCGTCGTAATACAAGAAATGCATGGAATTTAGTAGGATCATTTGATGTTCAACCAGGACCAGATATTCCTGTTGCAGCGCAGACGTTTCTTAATAAATTCTACTGGACAAACGGTGGAACGAATCTTTGGGTATGGGATGGTATAAATAGTGTTAATAATCCTACAATTTGGAAAGCAAATCAGAGAGTATTTTT